GTATTAATGCTAATGCTATAAACAGGTTCATCCGAAAAATGCCTCTAAGTTTGCCTTTTCTTCATGTTCCCAACCAATAGATTGTAGTATAAATCTCATAGGGTCTAAAAATGTTTTACTAAATTGTGTTTCATAATCAATATAATTTTCTAATTTAAATTCTTTAGGCAAAGTTGTGATGTAACTTATAACATCAAACTTAAATGGATTAGCTTCTACTAATTTAAGAAACTTAATCTTATCGCCCTCTTGTATGTATGGGTACTTTTGACCAAGGCCAAATTGTTTAAGTTGATGATTGTAAATCAAAGCACCTTTGACATGAATAGGTGTGCCTTTGATAAACACATTACTAGCGTGTCTATACTTTCTTAGATTATTACAACTTCTAGGAAAAGATATTTGTTCAGCCGTCATAGTAAAAAACTCTTTTTTAAAGTCAGCAATAAACTTATGTAAATCAGATTGTTCTTTACTCATAATAATTTTAATTGCCTCTTTAATCTTACCTCTACAAACCTGTGGTGTAGATGATTTTACTGCCTCTATACCCATAATCTTTAGTTTAGGTTCAGATAATCTAACGCCTTCCTCATCAAGTACGTTTAACATATATCTCTTTTTAGCCACCCATATACCTTTATTGGCAACAACCTCTCGTTTCATTACCATACAATTTTTAAAAGCATTTGTGTAGTCAGCTAATTCAGCAAAACATTTTTCTAAAAATGGCTCTAGTCTGCTGTCAACAACTCTATCCAAGAAGTTACAAATCTGTTCATTGTCTTTACCCTCACAAGTCTTTGCCACTAACTTATCAAGTGTAACATAGATTGAGTCTGTATCAGACGCCACAATATAATCTACCTTATCATGTGTTTTTAATATATTGTTAAGATACTCATTTACTTTTTGTTCTATAAATCTAATAATAAACTGGCCTGCTGTTGTGATGGCACTTGCCTGTCTTACATCATAATATCTAAAGTATTGATTACCAACAGCACCATAAGCTGAGTTAAGAGCAATCTTTCTAGCCCACTGAATATTATGACAACGAGAAATCTCTCTTATAAGTTTAGGGTCTTTTGTTTTTTCATATTCTTGTTTTGCTTTTAACATTCTTTTCTTATAGATAACACGCTCATTGTACATTGTTTCCATCATTTCAGGTAAGAAACCTTGACCATCATTTTTAAACATGGCACCATTAGGTGTTAGACAGGCACCCTCTGTTTTTAAATGTGTGAGTGGTGTTGATTGAGATAACATCTTGTTGACCGAAACACCAGATGACTTAACTCCTAATATCTTTTCGGGAGAAATATTATATTGAATAATAATGTGAGGATATAGGGAGTTAATGTCAAACGACACCACCCATTTGTGTTGACCAAGTTGTGGCTCTTTTACATAAGCGCCTTCATATTTTGTTTCTTTAATATGTTCTTCTCTTGGTGGCACACAAATATTTTTTTTCATTAAATGATTTGCTATCAAAGTATCCCATACTCTAACTTGTGAAAATATATCACCATAGTTTACTTTACTTTCATAAGCGACAGTTAATGATAAGTCAATTAGGCCTAGTTTATCTTCTAAGCCATCAACAATTTCTACGTCTTGTATATTGTAATCAACAAATGATTGAAAGTCTTGTGTATACCAATCTTTAAATGTAGGGTATGGCATATCATCTTTACCACGACCAAGTTCTAGTTGACCAATAAAGTCCAGTTTATAACTCTCTTGTCTTTGTGGTACGAACCATTTGTATAGGTCAAGGTAGTCTAAATTAGTAATACCGTATAGTGTGTAAACTGTTTGTTGTCTACCTCTTACAGCGATTTCTTCTCTATGTATTAAGTTCCAAGGCGACATCTTATTTGCCACTTTATCGCCAGCAATCATTTTAATTCTATTCATCAAGTAAGGTAAATCAAAAAATTTAGTATTCCAACCAGTGATAACATCTGGATAGTTCTTAATCCAAAACTTCATAAACTCAAACAACAATTGATTTTCATTCTTACATTTAATATAAGTTATATCTGATCTATCGGTCTTAAAGTCGCCTACGCCCCATGTGATAATCTGTTTGTTAGATTGATTTTTAACAGTGATACAAAGTAGTTCTTCAATAGGATTTTCTACATCAGGAAAACCATTTTCACAACTAGTTTCTATGTCGAGTGTAAATATTTTTATATGATCTTTAGACCATTCTATATTTTCTGGATGTTCTTTGCCGATATATTGATAGTGATACCTTTCAAGTCCATAAACAGGAGAGTTTTGTGTCGCCACTTCTCTACGAAATTTACGAGCAGCGTCTATGTTTTTAAATGTAATAGGTTTAAGAAACTGACCTTGTAGGTTTTTGTATTCAGTTTCTTGTTGAGTTAAGGCGTATAGAGTTGGAGCAAAGTCAATCTTATCTTTGTAATCTTTACCGTCATGTATGCCACGTACAAGTAATTTACCTTTATGTTCAATAACTGACTTATAAAATCTCATAATTTAAAACCAACAATGTGAATAGTATATTAGGGTATTCTAACAATTAAACCATCTAACTTTTCAGTTAAATCAATTTGACAAGCCAACCTACTATTCTTTGTCGCCTTGTGTTCATAATCTAAAAGTTCTTGCTCAGCACTAGAGTCTTTCATCTTACCAACTTTGTTAATCCACTTATCATCAACAATAACGTGGCATGTACAACAAGCACAACTACCACCACAATCAGCTTCTATTCCTGGGATATAATTATCTTTAGAATAATACTTTGAAGCCTCCATCAACGAGTGATGTATAGGGACTTCAACCGTTTCCGATTTACTATCATTATCATAGTAGAAAGTTACCTTAATATTTTTCATTAACTATCTATTTTTGGTATTGATGTTTCTGTTATTAATCCTGGTTGTTGTAAGATACTAGAAGTATTTTGTAGGTAAGTATCTAGTATTTCTTTTTTAGGTTCTACCATTGATACAATAAATTTACTGTTGATAGTAACTGTATCTGATTTAGCGTAAGGGGCATATAGTACCATCATCAACTGAACAGGTTTACCTGGTCCTTGTTGTTGTGGTATAATAACAAATGATTTTGTTAAACCAACACCTTGGTCGTTGTCACTTACTGTAGCGATTATATCTTCGCCTGTAGAAAGTCTTAGTATTTTCACATCTTTACTCATAATATTTCTCCTTTGTATTATATAGTTATATCATAATTGGCTAGGAAAGTCAATGTTATTTCTTTTCAAATCCAACTTTATCTTGTTTTCCTTCTTTTTCAACTGGTCTTAATCTCTTACTTAGCACAAATGTTCTATTAGGGTTGACACTTATATTCATCAATCTCATTAAATCTCTGTTTACTAGTAAGTCTGAACCTGATCTAGGTCTTTGATCTAAACCAACCTCTACGTCTTTATATGTAAAGCCATTAAATGTCATGTCTAATAAAATTGTTGGTCTTGTTTCAGATGGTTCTTCACCATCAGCATTTGCTCTAAACACCTCACTTGTACCGTGTCTAGGTTTACTATAGGTTTTACCGTCATATTTCCACTTAACAATTTTACCAGCATCTAAAATTTTATCAGCGTGTAAAGCACATGCTTTTGAACCGTTACCAGTATCAAACTTAACTCTTACTTTACCAACTTCATCTAAATCCATTGTTTCTAACCAACCACATTCAACAAGTGATTGTCTATCCCAATGAGCTCTGTTTGTTAACCAATCAACTACGTTTGACATCATTTTTTCACCGTCAATTCTACCTGATGGTTCTGAATCTGAATAATAATCTTTGTGTTGGTAACCCTCGTAATCAGCACCTGATCCTGGACTACCATTAATTTCTAATAGATATGGTTTACCATTGTGTATTATGTGGTCAACACCAACCATGTATGCTCTGGATAGTCTAGCCGCTTTTAATACTAATTCTTTTTCTTCATCACTTAAAATATAAGGTTCTGCCTCAGCACCTCTATGTGTATTTGATCTAAAGTCATATGAGCTGTGTACTCTTTTTGTACTAGCAAATATTTTATTATCTACCACAAAAGTTCTTACATCAAATTTAGATGGCATATATTCTTGTATTAGAAGTTCAGCCTCTAGTTTCCACATGGCTTGTACAGTTGCCACTAAACCCTCGTAACTTTCTATCTTAATTACACCTACACCTTGTGTACCTGTTAGTGTTTTTAATATTATAGGAAATTTACCACCAATCATATCTAAACCAGTTTTAATATTATTCTCGTTAGATATAAATGCCGTTCTTGGTGTAGGTATACCAAACTTTTCAAATAGTAAGGCAGTTGTTAGTTTGTTATCACAAGTAAGCATAGCTGCTCTTGTGTTTAACATAAATGCTTGTGAGTTTTGAAATGATGATATTAAAGAAAGACCTGCCTCATCTTCTAAGGCACCACCTCTTGTAATACAAACGGTATCTCTACCTACAAATGTATGTTCACCACCTTGACCATCATAGTTTGATACTGTTAGTGTACCTTTATCTTCGTCTTTTGATGTGATGATAGATGATTTAGTGTTTACTATGATACACTTAATACCTTTTTTCTTACATGCTTTTGTAATTAATTCAGCAGTGGTGTTTTCTTTAGGGTCTTTTGAATCTGCTACAGTTACAATGGCTATCGTAAAAGGTTTATCTTTACGGCCAATATCTGTTTCAGTAATAAACTCTTTAAATTTTGGTACTAACATTACTCACTTTTAGAGGGTCCACAAATAATGGTGATCTCTTGCCCACCACCGATTGATTGTGCCTCTGTATTTTCCTTTATAAGTTTTTCAGAATCTATTTTTTTACCAATGTTATATTTAGCTGATAAATTCCATTCTTTCTTTTCTTTAAAAGGTAATACTTTAATTTGAGATAATGGTGCTTTGTTTTCAGCAGCTTGTGGATTTGCTATATCAATTAAGTTCCAATCTTGTAGAAGTATTGCTATTGTATTTCTTCTTTGTATATCATTCTCTACTAGGGTTGATTTCTTACCATCTAAAGCAAATAGTTCTTTAAAGTGTGTAATAAAATATTTTCCTTGTTTATGTAAAATGTGGCATGATTGGTATAAAGTCTTATCTTTACGACTTGCTACACCAATTCTAGTAAGTGTTTCTCTTACTTTTAAAAAATCGTCTGGCTGTTTGATTGTTACCTCTAACATACTTTCAGGCGACCATTGTATTTCTTGTTCACTCATCTTTTTCTCCCGCCTTTTGACAAGGCTTCTTTTATAAATTCAACTTGTTCTTTTGATAGTATGTTAAGAGCCTCTTTTGCTTTTTCATTACTATATCCATAATACTCTTTTATATATTCTATATTTTTCAACTTGGTTTGTGATAACCATTTACCACCAAATCGCTTCTTTTTTCTTATACTATTTATCAAAAAATGAAATTGAGTTTTCTTGTCCAAGAAATGGAAACCATTCATTTCATTAACTTGTGCTATACAATCATAAAACATTGATAAACACTTGTTAATTACAAATGGTGGGTACTTCTTTTCCCATGTGAAGTCGTCTGTATCTAATAATTTTTCTTTACTAAAATTAATTGCATTAAGATAATCTTTCAATTCATATGCCATAATATAATACCTTATTATTACTTTTTCAAATGTTTATTGTGGCCTTTGTGTGATCCCATATAGTAATCTCCTGGTTCATAATCCCAAACTTTACCATCATGGCCTCTAACATCAGCACAAAACATTCCCAATTTTACAATCATTCTTCTAAATAATGTTCTTTTCGCCATTATATCCTCTACTTAAATTTACAACTTGCCATTATTTCAGTTAAGCAAGCGACCATATTTATCTCCTGATCAGC